AATCTGACATTCATGTTGGAGAGATAGTGTGGAAGCAATTCTAAATCTTGTCCGTACTGTTGCTCCATCCATTGCGAGTGCTGTTGGTGGTCCTCTTGCGGGTATGGCTACTCGTGCCATTTCGGAGGCTTTGCTTGGCAAGCCGGATGGTACTGAGCAGGAGCTTGAGAATGCTGTTGCTTCTGCCACCCCGGAGCAGTTGTTGGCTCTGAAGAAGGCTGAACAAGAGTTTGCCGTGAAAATGCGCGAGTTGGACATTGATCTTGAGCGTATCTCAAATGAGGACCGCGACAGCGCACGGAACCGGGAAGTGTCTCTGAGGGATTGGACCCCTAGAGTTTTGGCTGGTCTGATTACCGTTGGGTACTTTGGAGTTCTGTTCTGGATGCTTCGTTTTGGCTTGCCAAATACCGGAAGCTCAGAGGCGCTTCTGGTTATGCTTGGGGCTTTGGGTACGGCTTGGGGCGGGGTTGTGGCCTATTACTTTGGTTCTTCCGCTGGGTCTAAAGAAAAGACCGAGGCTATGAACCGGATGGTGCGGAAATGAAAAGCAACTTTGAGCAATGCCTTGAGTTTGTCCTTCACCACGAGGGGTCGTGGTCCGATGATCCGCGAGATCCGGGCGGCGCCACTATGAAAGGCGTGACCCTGGCGGTTTATAGGGAATACCTTGGCCGGGATGCCAGCAAGGATGAACTGCGGAACATTCCAGACAAGCATCTTATGGACCTCTATAGGACTCGGTATTGGGATAAGGCTCGGTGTGATGACCTGGGTGCCGGGCTTGATCTGGTGGTGTTTGACCTCGCTGTGAATGGTGGCGTGGGTCGCGCGGCCAAGATCCTTCAGCGTTGCGTTGGGGCAGTAGAAGACGGAGCTATTGGCCCGAAGACCATGGCTTTGGTTACGCAAGTACCAGTGAAGCAGATGATAATTCGCTTCTCTGAACAGCGCCGTTTGTTCTATAAAGGGCTGAAAGCCTTTGAGACATTTGGGCGTGGCTGGCTTCGTCGCACTGATGAATGTGAATCCAAAGCCTTTGAAATGACAGGAGATCAATCATGAACGGTATGAAGATGAAGAAGCCCAAGATGCCAAAGATGGCGCCCGATATGGGTGGCATGGATATGCCTAAGTTTGGCTCTCGCGCCATGCGTCCAGGTGGTATGAAGAAGGGTGGCAATGTTCACGCCGATGCGGCGATGGACAAGAAGCTTATCCGCAAAGAGATCGCCCGTGCAGAGAAGATGGAAGAGAAGTCCGAAGGCATGAAGAAGGGCGGTAAGGTTAAGATGGCTCGCGGTGGCGGCGTTGAGACTAAGGGCAAGACCAAAGGGAAGTTCATCTAATGCCCATTAGCAACGAACCCATTGGCGCGAGGCTTGGACGCGCGTTCCAGCGGTCGCCCGAAGATCAGGAAGTTCTAGACGCTTATCGTCTTCAAATTCCTGTAGATGAGCTTCGCGCGCTTCGCGCTCGTGGTGTTGACCCGGCTCGTCGAGTAAGCGGTCCTCGTCAGACCTCTGACGCCATGCGCCGCAATGCCATGGCTTCTGACCGCCAAATGGCAGATGTTCCGAGCAACATTCCATCTGGCCCAAGCGCAGAAACGGTTCGCCGCGCTCGTGAAAATCTTGCGCGTTCTGCGGCTATGCAAGAAGCCGATATGCCGGGCAATCTTCCGTCTGTTTCGCAGGCTGATATTCAGCGCGCGCGTGAGGGCATCATGCGCGCGGAGGATATGCAGAATGCAGATATGCCAGGGAACATTCCTGCGCCAGGGACGAGCTTTGCTCCAGATGAAATTCAGGAAGCTATGTCTCGGACGAGGATGGAGCGGCAACGTCAGCGTAATCGTCCTAATACCCGCATGACCGCAACTCCATCTCCAGCGGATGCACTCAATCAGCGTGAGCTTGATCGGATTGCCCTTGGCAATCAGTTGGGTGACATAATGAAAGGCGGGGATATTCAGCCTCCCGCCGAGCGTTCTTTCTTGGAGCGCCTTGGCCTGCGCCGCACCAATGAGACCGGGGAAGGTCGCCCAAGCACGGGTAATTTCCGTGAAGACCTTCGCCAGCTTGGCAAGTCGCTTGGGTTTAAGAAGGGCGGTAAGGTCAAAAAGATGGCTAAAGATGGCGCCGTCAAGGCTCCTTCTGCTTCCAGGCGTGGTGATGGCTGCGCTTCTCGCGGCAAAACGAAAGGTCGAATGGTATGAAAAAGAAATATGCCGATGGGGGTCGCGCTCGTTCTGCCCCAAGCTATGAAGAAGACATGACACCCCCTCCGGGGATGCGTAACTTCCGCCCCCGCACCCTGCCGGGTGGCGAGGAGCCTGCTGTGCGCCGCCGTGCGCCAGTTGAGATCCCGTCTTATGAAGAGGACATCACGCCTCCTCGCGGTATGATGCGGCCATCCCGTGAGCCTATGCCCCTTCCGCCCATTCCCCCGCCTATGCCTCCCCGGCGTATGGCCAAGGGTGGGGCCGTGAAGATGGCTGGCGGAGGCTGCACCCGTGGTGACGGGATTGCTTCTCGCGGCAAGACCAAGGGCCGGATGATCTAATGCTGTTCCTTGGCACATTGATTGGGGCAATAGGCTTCAGGCTTCGCGGTTCTGCGATCTTTGAGGAGATCACAGGTCGTGGAGCCACCACCGCAAGGATTGTCTGCTGGGCAATCCCTATGGGGCTGTTGTCTTTAATTCATGTGCCTCCCATGGACGCGGTTTGGATTGGCCTTGGCTTCTTCCTTGGTGCCTGCCCTGGCTGGTATCATTGCACTGATCTTGGCAGGGATGATGGCAAGGTCGTGCGTGACTACGTTGTCATGACAATTAGGGGGTTGGTTTGGACCATCCTGCCAGCGATTGTCATGTCTTACTTCAACCCCACGGCGGCTGGCGCGATGGTGTTGGCTGGGGCTTTATGCCCCCTTGCTTATACAATCGGCTGGGCAATTCCGTCTAATATCAAGGGATTGCATCAAGGCCCTGAGTTGGGCGAATTTATCTTTGGCGGCATAATCGGAGCTTCGATTGTCCTATGAAGAAACAAGAGAAGATCCGTAAAGTCATGCGGGAATTTAAGGAAGGCGACCTTAAATCCTCTAGCGGGCAGAAGGTGAAGAACCCAAAGCAAGCTATTGCGATTGCGCTTTCTGAATCCTCCCGCATGAGAGAGGGTGGGCGGGTAAAGCCGCAGAATCCAAAGCTGTGGGCTGCGGCAAAGAGTGCCGCCAAGGCCAAGTTTGATGTGTACCCCTCTGCCTATGCAAATGCCTGGGCATCAAAGGAGTACAAGAAGAAGGGTGGTACTTGGCGTGGGCCTGATAACAGGGTCACAAAGAAATGAAGGGCGGTCTCGGCAAGTGGTTTGGTGAGAAGTGGGTTGATGTAAAGACCGGGAAGCCTTGTGGGCGTAGCGGTTCTGAGAAGTCAAAGCGTGGGTATCCTGCTTGTCGTCCTGCTGCCGCTGCTGCCAAGATGTCATCGAGCCAGAAGGCGACCATGGCTCAAAAGAAAACTGGACCAGCCCGTAAGAGTTGGCCCATAACTCCCAGCGGGAAGAAGAAGTAATGACAACCTCTGGCACCGCAGTCTGGAATCTTGACATCGCTGACCTCATTGAGGAGGCGTATGAACGCGCGGGCCTTGAAGCCCGGACGGGTTATGATTTCCGCACGGCTCGTCGGTCCCTGAACATGATCTCGGCTGAGTGGTCCAATAGGGGTTTGAACCTATGGACCGTTCAGGAGAACACCCTGGTCCTAACACCTGGGGTTAAGACATATTCATTGCCTGCTGATACCATTGATATTATCGAGACCATGATCCGGGTGAATACCAGCGGATCTGCTCTTGATTACACGGTATCTCGCATTGGCGTAGGCGATTATGCCACCCTGCCAAACAAGAACACCCCAGGTCGCCCCCTTCAGATCTATGTGAATCGTCAGGTTGATCCAGAATACACCCTCTGGCCTGTGCCGGATCTTCCTTACACCATACTATACTGGACGATGAGGCGCATTCAGGATGCCACATCTGCCACTGATGTCATGGATATGCCTGTCCGGTTTGTTCCGGCACTGTCGGCTGCGTTGGCGTATCAGATTGCCCTAAAGCGGCCAGAAGCCACAGGGAGGTTGCAGATCCTCAAGGCCGATTATGAGGAGCAGTGGAAGCTTGCCTCAGATGAAGACCGTGGGCGTGAACCAGCTAGGTTCGTGCCTTGGTCTTCTTACCCGTGAGGTAGCGGTTTATGGCGGTCAAGTTTGCCCGTGGTAATAAGGCATTCGCCTTCTGTGACCGTTGCTATCAGCGGTACGACCTGAAGGATCTGACTTGGCAAGTTGTCAACCAGAAGCCAACGGGGCTGAAGGTTTGCAATGAGTGCAATGACGTTGACCATCCTCAGTATCAGTTGGGCAAGTTCCCAATCAATGATCCTGTAGCTCTTCAAGACCCACGGCCCGACATTAATCCGGGCAGGAGCCTTCCTGGCTGGAATCCTGTGGGCAATTCAGCCACCACCTCAAACGGCAATGTTGGCATTGTCAGCATTTACATCTCATAAGGACGAAGCAAATGGCTGGAGTGACAAGCGA